TGCGCTTTATCCAAGCTGCCGCACTGGTAGCCTCTGGCGTGAACGAAACCAAGCAAGCAACGGACTACATGAAAGAGATCAGTCGCATGGACAAACTGATTGAATTTGAACTGAAGGAGAAACTGGCGTGAGTGGAGAACAAAACCTGTACGGAGACGGAAACGTTTACCGTGGACAACGAAGCAAGGACAGCACAGGCAAAACTGTGTCCATGCACGAGTTTCTTTGCATGAAGCAGACCGCAGAAAGCTATAAAGAAATGATGGATGCAACCGCCAAAGATGCTGACAGAGCGTACGAGTTGCTGCGCCGTGCTGAAACCGAGATGCGCTACGCCGGATGGAATCGGCTACTGACAGACAACTACGCCCGCAAAGACATCTACGACGACATCAAGGAGTTTTTGAAATGAGCAAACTGAAAGCACTGACGTTTGACCAATACAAGGTAGCCGCAAAGCGAACGCTTGATGAAGCGGCTGACGAAGAACCTGATGTCGTGATCGTGCTGATGTTCCATCGTGGGGCTGGGCAATTCAAAATCAAATGCTCCAAGATTGAGAGCAGACTGGAACTGATCGGCGCTTTGGAAGAAGCAAAGAACCATGTAATTGTGAATGGATACGCATCATGATGAACCCAACGAAACTTCAATGCTACACAATGGCCGCTCGCGTGCGCGGGTTTGCCGAAGGACTGCAAGAGTCTGACGAGATCGAAATCAAGTACGGCGGGCGCCCCCGCAATGAGTCTCTGGTGGCTTTGCTCAACAAATGCGCCGACCTGCTGATCGAAACATGGAATGAGTACGCCAAAGACGCGGGGTATGGCGACATGATCGGAGACCCCAGTGAGAAAGCGAAGTAAGTACCGTCCGAAAGGCATCATCCAAAACCCCATTGCGTACGTGATGGAGGGGCTGGTACCCGTCGCTAACCATGATTCCTATCTGCTGGACCTCAAGATCAAAAACCACGGATCCATGGCGGCGCTGACGACCGGCAAGGCAACCAAGGCGGACATCAACACGCTCATCTCGATGAGCAATGTCACTGAGGCACTGTACCGTTTGGGGTTTGGCACCGAGTACGCGAATGTCGTACGCGCCGGACTAGATTCATTGTTTGCAGTAGGGCAACGGGGGGCGCAGACCAAACAGTTTGTGCTCAAAGCACAAGAGATGACCGCGCTGAACACTTTGATGGAGCTACACGACGCCCAGCTAGAAATCATAACCGTCAAGGATATGGAGCGAGCGCTTAAGCTTGTGGACAAAGAACGCAAGGAGAAGAAAATGCGATCAATCAAGGAGCCAAAATGAAGAAACTGCTGATGGCATTGTGCCTACTGCCGGCACTAGCAAACGCTGAGTCGTACTACGCCACAAACAAAACGGGTGGGCGCGTAGTCATCACAAGCAACGACTGCTGGATGGGCGGGACGCACTACCCTGAATGGGGGGAAGCGTACACATACAGCGGCACCACACATCAAATGACAGGCGCTTGCTGGGCGTACGTTGATGGGGCGATCCACATCATTTACGACGATGGGGACCGCAGAGTTTATCCACTTGAATACTTTAGAAAGGTTGAGGACTGATATGGCAACAGAAGCAAAACAAACAGGGCACAAGCGTGCTCGCAAAGCTCGCATCACGCTGGAGATCGACGACGACATCCATAAAATTCGCACCCGGTTGCTGGAGGAAACGGGGGTGTACATGACCTACCGACAGTTGGTTGATTACCTCATCAAGTTCTACTTCAAACACCAGAAGGCAGAAACTGCGTGGAGACCGTAATCGACGACGTAAAAGCCATTTGCGAAAAATGGTGGGAGCGTAAGATCAAGGCCGCTAAAAGCAAACGTAAACCAGCGCAGGAGAAAGAAGTGAGATGGAGTAGCCACGCAGACGTACGTCGTGTACTTAAGGAGCACCCAGATGGGTTGACCGCAAAAGAGATCGCGGCGTTGATTAACCGCAGTGCCGGGCACATGAGTACTACGTTGAACCGTATGCCGGACTTGTACATTGACCGCTGGGTACGTACTTCAGATAAAGGGCGGTGGGCCGCAGTTTGGTGTGCGGTTGAAGTCCCCCCGAATTGCCCCAGACCCGAAACTGTATGGACAATACGCAGGGCCAAGACGCTCGCCAACAAACAACGAAACGAACAGGACACCAAATGACAAAAAATCTTCCGATTGAGGCGCAGTCGCTGCCGCATAAAGCCCTTGCGCATTTAATGCGTGAGGAGTGTAACGAGGCCCGGCTCATCAACTTGATGAACTACAAGCGTAGCAAGATCTCGTTCAACACCGACGTCATCCTGCCGCTGACCCGCGCCATGGCGGTAACTGCCAAGATCAACAACATCTACGGCATCACCAACAAGGGCGTGGATTTGTACATGGCCTTGCAAGACATCGAAGCTGTGTACATCGGTACCGAAATTCCAAAGATGGCAACCACCCGCAAGACTTTCGCTGTGGACGGGCCGCTGTATGATGGCGCAGAGCTTCGGCCGTATGAAGGGCGGCCCGGGGCCAATGACTTCCTCAAGTACCCATCTCGTATGGGTGCGCAACTTATTTATCGAAAGGACGCGCAATGATCCAAGACGGAGCAAACGGCACGAGTGCCGATGACGTGCAATTTGGCGGGGACCACTACAAGACGATGCCCGTACAACCGTGGCATGTGATGGAAGCAGTGCTCACCTATGACGAGTTCGTGGGCTTTCTCAAGGGCAACATCATCAAGTACTCGATGCGCCAAGGCAAGAAGGACAGCCCCGATGCAGAGAAGTGCCAGCACTACATCAAGAAGCTTCAAGAAGTTATAGCACGCGGGAGCTGGTGATGAGCATAGACATGATTAGCATGTGGCACCAACGTGCCCGCCCTGAGCCTACTGATAAAGATTTCAACGTGCAGTTGGGGTGTCACTTTGAAGAGTTCAAAGAGATGTTGGACTGTTTGGCGCTGGATGGTAGCGCGACAGAATGGCATGAGCTCAAGGTTATGGTTGACGTAGTTGCTACCGGGCTTAAGCGCGGGTGGGTCACTGCCACAATCACGGACCGTAAAGGGTTCCTCGATAGCCTCGCCGACCAAATCGTCACGGGGACGGGCACTGGGCACTGCGCCACCATGCACGTGGTTGAGGCGGTACGCCGAGTCAACTCCTCGAACTGGTCGAAGTTCGACGCTGACGGGCAGCCTATCCGCGACGCAAACGGCAAGATCGCCAAGGGCCCGACATACGAGCCGCCCAATCTGGAGGGACTGTACTGATGGCTGCCACCCCCGAAGCGAAAGTGAAGGCCAAGATACACAAGCAGCTCAAGGAAGCCAATGCGTACGCGGTCAACTACATCGGGGGGCAGTTCGCTAACAGCGGCACCCCTGACATCCTAGCCTGCGTCAAAGGAGTCTTTGCTGGCATTGAGGCCAAGGCAGGGAAGAACAAGCCAACGGCGTTGCAGATTTCTAACCTTAGAAAAATTCGAGAAGCGGGCGGCATGGCGCTCGTCATCAACGAGACCAACCTTGGATACCTTGAGGAGTGCTTGCATGACCCAAGACCAGAACGATCCAATTACTGCTTTTTTGAAAGCCCACAGTCAGCGAACGACTGAAGAATTACGGATCATCCGAAAACGCGAACAACAGCGGGCGGCATACGCACGCAGAATGGAGAAACAAAATGGACTGCAGCCACGGAGCAAAGATGCTGATCGAACGGATGGAGACCCATCCTGAAGAGTTCTACAATAATGGTCGGTTTGCGGAGCTCATTGATTACGTCAGTAATAGAGGTACAAAGCTCTACGGCAGTAACCCACCTATGGGCGACCTTCTGTCCGACCGAGATTTTGAGGCGCTGAAGCAAGCCGTAGGGTCTCTCAGAGAATACCGTCTGCACAAAGAAGTAACTGCCGCTATATACGGCGACTGCAAAGATGTGTTTATAGCCCGGCGCGATATCGCCCAAATGGCGGTCCAAGGTAGTAGCGTTGTTGGGAGGCACGCGCTGGATGTGATCACCGGGGGAATTAGCAATGCCTAAACTATGTGTATTGGACTTTGAGACGTACTACGATCGTGAGTACAGTCTCAGCAAGATGACGACCGAGGCCTACATCAAAGATGAGCGCTTCCAAGCAATCGGCGTGGCCATGAAGTTTGACGAAGGCCCTAACGTTTGGTACGCAGGTCCGGAGAACGTTGAGCGGGTGATGCGTGAGACTGACTGGGAAGATGTGATGGTGGTGTGCCAGAACACAGCCTTCGACGGTGCCATTATGAAGTGGTACTATGACGTTTCTCCTCTCGCGTGGGGCGACA